TATAGATATAGATAAGGGGCAAAAGCCCCAATCAGATGTCTATGAAGAAATTATCAAATATCTGAATGAGAAAACTGGTTCACATTTTAAACCAACTAGCAAGTCAACTCAAAGACTAATCAACGGAAGATTGAGTGAGAACTACACAATTGAAGACTTCAAATATGTGATTGATGTTAAGACAAACGAATGGAAGGACAATACAAAGATGTCTAAATACTTAACACCAGATACGCTCTTCAATGCTAGTAAATTTGAAAAATACCGCAATCAGCAAATGCCAAAACAGCAAAATGTTCAGAAGCAAGATGAAAGGTTGGGATTCTAATGAATGAAGAAATTACATCTTGTGAAAAACATGGCTGTCAGGTCCAACATGCAAAAGTGAAGATCAGTGGATCAGAACAGATCATTGAGATCTGTCCCGAATGCGAAAAAGAAGAAATCCTGAAGATGGAATCTCTTTTGAGACAGGAAGCAAAAATCAAAGCCCTCTTGTCTCACACTTACAAAGTATTTGAAAGAGAAAGCATCTATTCTCAAGAGTTGAGTGATAAGACATTAGAGAATTATACAGCAGACAATTCAACTAATGAACAAGCTCTGAACTTCATGAAACGGATGCTGAGGGATTATCTGAAATTTGAAACAGGGAATGTAATCCTAAGTGGACCGCCTGGCATTGGAAAGAGCCATCTTTCTATTGGGTTAGCAAAAGCATTGAATGAGCAATCAAAAGAATGTGAGAATCCAAAAAGTGTGATCTTCATCTCAACATCAGCTCTCTTCAATAAGATTGAAGAAAGCTTCAATGGTCGAGGAGACTTCACAGAGAACTACGCTGTGGACCTACTCAGCAAAGTTGACTTTCTCTTCTTTGACGATTTAGGGAAAGAAAGTAGCATGAGCGCCAATCTCAAAGAAGCGAATGACTGGAGACAGCGAGTGCTGTTTAAAATCTTGGACAATCGTCAAACAACATTCTTCAACACTAACTTGTCAAGCAATGACATCAAAACAATCTACAATCAAGCACTTGCTGACCGAATATTCAAGGGAGCAAGCAAACACATTTTTAAATTTCCTGAAACAACGGAAAGTCGGAGGTATTAACGAATGGAAAACAACAAACTAAAGGATTTAATTTCAAAAGTTCAAAAATGGTTTTATGACCGTAACTTACACACTCAAGAACCCAATAAGCAGTTCCTGAAGCTCTATGAAGAAATTGGGGAGCTATCGAGGGGAATTGCTGAAAAGGATGAAGAAGTGACCAAGGACAGTATTGGAGACATCACTGTTGTATTGATTGGGCTGACTCTTCAACTTGGAATTAATACAAAAGAAATCTTTCCTGAACAAGAGAAATTCATTTTTTCAGAAGCTGCAAAAAAAGAAGATTACTTTGTATTGATGATGGACCAAGCACTAGCATCATATTTTAACCGCCAAGGATATCAGCTTAAAAGCGTAGTACATGAATTGATGCGAATCTCTCAAATGCTCAACTATGATTTTGTGGAATGCTTAAATAAAGCCTATGAAGAAATAAAGAACCGCAAAGGGAAATTGGTTGACGGAATTTGGATCAAGGAGGAAAGACTAAAATGAAAGAACGGTCATTTGAACAGATTCTAGAAGAGATGAATGATTCAGTAAATAAGCCAAATCACTATTGTGGTGAATATGGTCTGGAATCCATTGATGTCATCCGGAACTTTGCAGGAAATCTGAAAGGGGTTCAGGGATTCTATTGGGGAAATGCTATCAAGTATCTATGTAGATTCCAGAAGAAGAACGGGCTTGAAGATTTGGATAAGGCTAAGAAATATCTTGAATGGCTCATTGAGGATTTAAAAAATAGTCATGAACAGGAGTGACAGCATGAGAGATTACACGAGAAATCAGATGGATCACTTTCGTCAACAATTGCAATTGTTGATCCTTGGTAAAGGACTAACACGCAAAGAGCTGTCAATGAAATTGAATAGAAATCCAAATACAATTCAACAATGGATCACAAACAAAAATATAAAACCAGCTCATGTCCAAGAATTATGCAAATTCTTCAACATTGACGAGAAGGCACTGATGGGAGATCCAGAAGAATTGACAGATTATAGATTTTTTGATCAAGGAAAATACATCTGTACTGCTCCAATCAAAGAACTAAGCAAGATCACTGGCAAAGATGTGTCAATTCTCAAGTATTATATACACTTGAATGAACAAGGAAGAGAAGCTGGCCAGTATAGAATAGAAAGGGTAGTTGAAGATGAAAAGTAAAATCAATTGGCTGATCATCAACTTGATCTCATTGGCAGTTATTTCACTGGTCATTGCTATCAATCTCAATTCTAGATTAGTAGATCAAGAAAATAAGATCAAAGATATGGAATGGACGATTCAGGAACATGAATTGAGCATCCAGAGATTAGCTGAACAAAACACTGCACAAGATACAATCTTAAATAAATTAAATCAAGAATATCAAATGCAGGAACGCAAGAAAGCAGAAGCGCTCAAGGAAGCTGCTGAAATGAATAATGTCGGAGGATAATAATGATTAACAATGTGACTCTTATTGGTCGGTTGACCAGAGATGCAGAACTACGCTACACACCTAGTAACATTGCAACCGCTCAATTCAATATTGCATGTAATCGAAATTTCAAAAATGCAAATGATGAGTATGATGCAGATTTTATCAACTGTGTGATGTGGCGAGAACAAGCAGAACGCTTCTGCAATTGGACAAGAAAAGGAATGCTTGTGGCAATTGTTGGACGAATTCAAACAAGAAATTACGAGAACCAGCAAGGACAACGTGTATATGTGACTGAAGTTGTCGCAGAAAGTTTCCAAGTTCTTGAAAAGCGTGACAATACCGCAAATCAAAACAGCATGACGGAACAGATGCCACCAAGCTACACAAGCCCAATGGACATCACAAATGACAAATTACCATTCTAAGAAAATCAAATATTGAAGAGGAGGATTTATAAAATGGATGATTGTACTAAAGTTTTAGTGTATGGTAGCTTTGACGGGTTTGCTCATTCTACAGATAGTTCGCTATTAATTAGTGTAGTTCTTGATGGTGGCGAAAAAGTAGAAGTACCAGAAGAGTTTATTGTAAGCGCAGATCAAATGGTCAATAAATATAAAATTAAACTAAAAGACGTTATCGCACGAATTGAAAAGTTTGATCTTGCAACTAAAGCAGTATGGATCAATGAAATTTTGAATGAATTGGGTAGCGAATATGGGGCTTTTAAATATAAGGCAAGTTATGAGCAAGGTAAGTTTGATGGTGCTATGGAACATGAGAAAGTCACAATCCCGCAGTTTGTGGCGGACTATATAGATTTAAAAAAAACATACGATTTTCATGTTTATGGGGCTATGAGAGTGATTGAAGATCATTATGATAAGAGAGTCCAAGAGTGGTTTTACGAAGGCAACATTGAAACTTTTGCCCGTGCTTGGTTGGACGGCTACACAGTCGAGAAAGAACCAAAGTACACAGTTAAGTTTAAAGCTAATAAACAGTATTTAAGTAATGATGAAATAGGGCTTCATTTTGATCCAAGTTTTAGATCTAATTTTACAAAATCTGATCTTGAAAAATTAGGTTTAGGTTGGGTTTTTGATTGCGAAGGTATGGAAGTTGAGAAGGTGGGAAAATGAACAATGAGGTATATGAAGAATTGGAAAAACTTATGAGCTTCTTTCCTGATTCATTTATAAATAGACAATTGGAACTAATTCTTATCCCAAAAACTAACACCTACTTTTCTTTAAAAGACTGTTTTACCAAGAAAGATATCATCTCAAAGGTGTTGATATGGTGTACTAGGGATATAGCTAAAGCCAGACCATATCAGCAATAAAAAAGGAATATTGCCTTTTATGTAGACAATCGTATGCGTTTGGAAAAATATTTAGGTGCGGACATCAATGTAGACGTAGTTTATCATTGTCTAGGAAATGGGATTAACAAAGAATTGACACACAAATTTATTGATAGTGGATTCAACATGGAAATCCTATATTTAGAAGTTTAGGAGGTAACAGAATGACACGACCAAACCTATACCCTTACACAAAGAATCAATGGGAAAAAGAAATAACACTGGTATATTTTGGAGTTAACACTAGTTTAAAATTGAGAGCAGAAAGAAATAGAATCACAAAGGAGACAAGACATGTCATTAAATAAAGCGAGAAAACGACTGATTAGAAAGTACCGTAAAATGTATAACAGCCGTCCGATAGGACTGAAATTCAGTACAGATGGCGGTAAGACATTCATTGGAATGGGAAACATTATTGAAGAATGTATTCCAGATGCTAGAAACATTAACTCTGGAAGTATTAATGCAAGTAAATTGTCAACTAGTGAAATTGGCTTTAGAAATTTTGAGATAACTCTTAAATCAGATATTCCAAAGGAAGAATTTAATAAATTGAAAGGTGTATTGTGGTAGTGAAATGGACTTGCAAAACTTTATTTATTTACTATTCGGCCTAGTCTGGTTATCTGGTCTGATCAGGGCTGGTGTGATAGCTTTTAAAAACAGGAGAAAGAAATGAAGATGTATGTTGTAAGAAAGTATCACGGCCATGCAAGTTGGATTGATCCCAAACATTTAGCTGAATACACTGAAACCGAATTTGAAACAAGACATGAAGCACTTGCTCATTGTGAGAAATTAAAAGGAAAAGGGATAGTAGAAATCTATCAAAAAGAGGTTACTGAATGAAAAAATTAAACAACAGAG